GGTATATCCAGTTGGTCTATAATTGTTCTTAGTTTAATATCTCCGCTTAGACTACCGCTAAATATAAATATATTTTCTGGTAAGAAATCATTTCTATAGAATTCTTCTCTTAAAAGCAAATTACCTAGTGCAATAGAAGACTTACCACAACCTGTGCGACCTATCGCTAGCATTCGCATTGGTAATGATGGTATATCGTCTTTTTTAATAGTAAACGAATCACTTATATCTTTCATCTTATATGTCTTAGGCATAGTTATTATAATAATATAATATAACTTTTTAAAATATATTTTAATATTATATATAATGGTGTATTCGGATTATGGTGCTTCTACTGAATATGGAGATAGGGTAGCCCAGATGGCTGGTGCTTTACAAGGAGAAGACATACAAGCGGCTGGAAGTGCTGCTAGAAAATACGCCGATCAATTAAAAGATAGTTCCGAATATAATGATAAAATAAAGACAATTCTTAATCCTATAACCGACCAGTTTGTTAGGTCCGCAGTAGAATCGGTGCATTCAACTATAGGAAAAGGATTACAGATGGGACTGAATCGTGCCCAGGGTATGGCTGGTAAAGCATCTAAAGCTTTAGAAGATAAAGTGGAATCTACATTAGGTAAATTTCAGAATCCGCTATTCGACAAACAACTTGTAGATACTAATGTTAAAAAAGCAGCCAGTAGTGTAGTAGATGATTTACAGAGTAGGGCTGGTTCTCTTACTAGAGATATAACTAATAAATTACCAACTGAGGCAGGGCAGTTTTCCGATGCAGCAAGAGCGGCACGATTTATGGGTGGAGAAGAACAGATAGATAAAGTAGCCGACCCTGCTGGTAAAGGACCAACAACACAAGAAGATATACCACAAGAAGATACTTCGGCTCCAGAAAAATCGGCTGGTGAAGATTTGTTTAAAGAACCTGACCCATTAGAAAATGTTAAAGATAGTTCACAGTTGGGACAAGAAGCAGGTGAAGATGCTGGGAAAGCAGCCGAAGATACTTTAAAACAAGCCGCCGAAGGTGGGTTAAAGAAAGGGGCAGAAGACGCAGGACTCGATGCCGCTGCTGGTGCAGCCGAAGGAGCCGCAGGAGCAGAAGGTGGATTAAATCCTGTAGCAGATATTGCCGCAGTAGGATTGGCTGTGGGTTCTTTATTCGCCGAGAAAAAATTAGAGAAGAAAGCACCAGAAGAAGTAGGACCAGCACCTTCGGCAGTTTCACAAGCCAGTTTAGTCCGTGGGATTTAATCATCGTTTTTTTAAAATTATTTTTTTATTAGTAAATACTATGACTAATTCATTTAATTTAACATATAATATTTATAGAATCTTTTGTAAAGACGAAAATATAAAAGATTGTTATATAGGAAGTACTAGAAGCTTTAGTAGGAGGAAATCACAACATTTTACAGCCAATAGATTCCCAGAACGCCCAGCATATAATTATAAAATATACAAATGCATTAGAGAAAATGGTGGCGAAGATAATTGGGAAATGGAAAAACTATTTACATTTAAACCTACTGATGTCATAAATTTAAGAGAAATAGAAAAAGAATATATTATTAAATATAATGCTAATTTAAATACGCAAGTTCCAAATAGAACTCCAGAACAATATAGAATAGATAAATACGAAAAATTACATACAACTATAACCTGTTCTTGTGGTGGAAAATATACTCCACCCCATTTAGCAGTTCATAAAGAAAGCCAAAAACATATTAAATGGAAAGAAAGTTTAGATAAATAATAAATGATAATTTTTTTTATATTTTATTATTATATATAATGAGTGTCGCACCAAAGATTATTAAACTTAACTCGCAAACCGCTGGACCTTTTAACGCTAATCAGAACATCGTAGATTTTGAAATCCCAGCAGGAATGAATGTATCGCTCAGGGATTCTTATTTGGCTTTTAACTGTGTTATTTCTACAAAAGAAGCAGGAGATAATCTTACTGCCGCTAATGGTGAGGGAGTTTACCCTGTGAATTTAGAATGGACAACGGCACCAAAACTGAAAGTTCCTAATGTTAGTCTTATTCGTGATGCTTCTATATCTTGTGAGCGTAGGGGACAAATAGAAAACATCCGTCATATGGACCAACTTAAAACAAATTTGGGTTATTATTCCGAGTCAATCGTAGCCCAGGCTGGAAACAAATATTTAGATATGAACCCATTTAGGCAGGACACGGACGCAGCAGCCCAGAAAGCAAGTATCTTTAGAGAATTACAAAAAGAGGGCGATGCTCCGAGTCGTAATCTTACAATCGCTCCTATTCAGATTGCTTTAGAAGATATGTTCGATTTCTGTAAGACTGATGAATTCGATACTGGGAAAGCTGGTCGCACAACTATCCGCACCAGATTAAACATAGATAAATTGTCAGCAGTCCAGACTGTGAACCCAACAATTGCGATGAATGCAAATGGGCTTAAAATGGAGGGAACAATCGCCGTTGGAGAATCCTATGACGAACTCGTTTCGGCTGCTTCTTACAAATCTTTAGAACAATCACCATTTCACGTCGGACAGCGTATTTTAATTAACGCAACTTCTGGTGGTGCTGCTTTCGCCCAGAAAAGTATTCTTATCAAGTCTATTTTTTTCAGCGACGAAAATGACGGTAAACTTTCGATACAAACTGAAGGTAATTGGGTGACGACCTCCGCCACTGAATTAACCGATATAGTTTTAACATTTGTAGCACCTGGAGATGGTAATAGTCCTGTTGTTAGTTTTCTTATTAACTATGCCGAGATTATTTTAAAAGAAGTTTCTAACCCCCAGGGTTATGATGAGATTAACTTTAATACATTTGGAACAGAACAAACGAATGGAAACGCATTGACGGCTTATCGTAATATTTTTACTATAGAACCAGAAGCGACAAATGTTTTGGTTCTTTTCCCAGATGCTGTATCTGAACTGCTTAGTAAAACTGGTGCTGCTAATTCTAGTTATAATTTAAGATTAAATAACGAAGATTTAACAGATAATCGTGAAGTTATTTTTGGAACACCATTAGATAAAGACCGAGTTAATATTGGTTTAACTAATATGGGTGTTAAACCAAGAAATATTCAACAGAATGGGGGGGATACAACAACCATTTCTGGTAATAGATATACTGATAATACTTTAGATACTAGAATTATTGCTGCACCATTAAGAATTACAACTCAACAGAAACTATTACAGTTGTCGACTGATGATGCTAATGGAATTGGTGCTATTACTATGTTCCGTGAACTTCCTCGTGTTTTCAGTTATTAGATAAACAATTATATTATTCTTTCTTTTTTTTTAAAAATATTTTTTATATATTTATATTATATATAATGAGTATTAGTCTAAGAAGTGTTATCCCAGAAAATTACGCAGATAGTTATTCCGAGAATGATAATATCGATTTTGTCCTATCTTTTCCTAATGAAGTTCTTAATCTTGGTTCAGTCCGTATTGAAGGTGAACTAGAAGTCGTGAATGGAGATCCACAAGCATCATTAAACAGCGATACTAATAAAGTTTTAGATATTAACATCGACCCATTAGTTGGCGCTCACGCCTGTTTTGAATCTATACAAACAGAAGTTTTAGGAAGTATAATCGAAAATTGTAGCGGACTTCCCAGATTTCACAAGATGCGAATGGCGGCAACTATAGACGAAACTGATACTAACAACGCTAAATATGCTTGTGAATTGAAAGCCCCATTCCGCACTATGACAAATCGTCTGCTCCGTGGCGAAGTTCCCATTACACAACAAACAGACAAACTTAGGGTTAATCCTGATTTCAGTATTAAACCTGATATCGCATTAAATTCAGTTCCAGGACAATTACCATACAGACGCAGTGGAGATATTCGTGTATCAGTAAATCTTGCACGAACCTCGCAAATCTTTTTCGGACAAGATGTTTCACTAGGAGCTTTAGGAACAAATTACAAAATTAAAGATTTAAGACTAACTTATACATCGTATCCTGATGATGGCTCTATGAATGACCCAATAGAAATGCGAACAAAGGTACTAGTTAAACAATCAGTTAATTCAAGACTCGCAAACAATTCTAGTAAAGTTCCTGGTGTTGTCGATGCTGTTTCTGTTTCTTTTATGGAACAATCAAAGGTAAATGTTCCGCAGGTAAACACATTACAATTGTCTCGCCCTCCGAATGTAGAAGAACTTATGCTTAATTTTAATGATAGCACTAATAAAGCGGTGTCTTTTGTTATCAGAGATAATGTAGAAACTATAGGATTATATTTAAATTCATTTGGTTCTAATCATTCGCATAATAGTATGTCTGTAGCGAAACAAGACGCAAATAACGGATATGGTATCGGTTTAGATTTTGGTGCCCCAGTCGATATGCGACAAAGTAAATTTAGTTCGCAGATGATTTCAGCCGTGGCTGGTGCAAATGCCTATGTGATGAATCTGTATTTCCATTCATCGGTTTCTTTGTAATAAATTTATAATTCTTTTAACTTTTTTTTATATTTATTTTTTTTATATATTATTATTATATACAAATGGCTAATTTATATAATTCAGATATTACGACTCGTGTTTTAGAACCAGTTAATCATTCTAACAATCGCACCGAATTCCGATTAGATAATGATTCTTGTTATTTATCTAATTTAAGACTAATTAACATTGGAGGCTCAACCACTGTAGGAGCAGACGATCAACCAAATGCGAATTTCGCACAAGGACCTCGTGCAATTATTAAACAAATAGAATTATATTCTGGAAACCAACTTTTAGACCAAATTGTTTCTATGAATGACTGGGATATTTACAAAGCAATTCTATCAAGCAACGACCAGCAGCAATCGGCTGGTTGTGCTTTACGAAATACTAACTGGGGTTTTACTTCCGAGGGTAATGCTGCGTGGGCTGACCCAATACCAGACCCTCCAGCACCAAATCAGACATCTTATTATACTACTGCTCGCAATTATTTAGTGAATGCGAAGAATCTTCCAGACGTGGCGGCGGAATCAGAACAAGCATGGGTGTCGCTCCAAGAGGTTTTCGCATTTTTAAATTCTAGTATTCATCTTCCTACTGGAATATTAAGAGATTTAAGATTAGTTATTATTTACAATAGTACTGGTGGATTAAGTCTTGTATCTGATAAAAATGATATTACGGCTTTTACTCCTAGCCGTCCTCTTCTTGTTGCTGATGAAGTTAACCCTGGTCCTATGTTTGATAGTTTTGTTAAATCATATCGTGGTGTGAATTATACTCCAGTAGAAGGGGACCGTGTTATGATTCCTGCTGTCCCTCTCGCTAGTTTAGCCGATAATGAAGGTGGAAACAATTTGGAGAGCCAGAGCAGTCATTTACTTAGTGGCTTTACTGGTAAATATGTAGAAAAATTGGTTCTAATGACGCAGGGAACAGAACCTGTTACTTGGGAAAATCCTGTAAGCCGAACACACGCAGGTGGGCGTGGTGCAAATTATAACAATTCGCAAACTGGTGGGCGTGGTTCTTGTAATCAGTGGCGTCAATCGGTTCAGTGGAGGGTAAATGGTTCTAACAAATTACCTCGCACTGGGCTTGTTGGTAAAAATCGCACCCTAGCAATGTTAGCAGACAATACCCCTGGTTATTGTAATGTGCCCGCGAGTAATTGGGTATCGGTTCAGGATCCTACAGAAGTATTTAATACTGACCCTAGTTTCGGAAATTATGTCTGTGTCCCTATAGAAGAAAATGTTTCGGAATTACAATTATCATACATTAGGTATGGATTATTTGGTGCTGATGCGAATACAAACGCAGATACTAGACAAGCATTACAAGCAAACATTTTTGGACTTGTCCGCAAATCGCTTATGGTTCGTGATAATGGTTCTTTTGTTATTATGTATGCATAGTTATTTTATTTTTTTTATTTTTTAATCCTATATTTATAATATATTTATAATGTTATATTATAATGAATAATCAGTCTGTTATTTTGGAATTAAGAGAACAAGATACTAAGGATGGATTAAGTATAGCAAATGGAGATTGGGAAACAGTTTTAAACCAAGATGTAGACATAAATGATGGCGATAGCATTATGATACAGCAAACCTTTCTAGATACAGTCGCATATCCAGAAGGAACTATTACTATACCGAATGATTTATCATTAAGATTCCAGAATTATATATATAATAACAAATGGACTGGCGGTGGTTTAACTGGAACACCACCCGCAAATCCTAATATTTACGGACAATACGGCGGAGATGGTACTGGTTCTAGTGCTATATTGGTTGAAAACGCAAATCCATTTGTTCTATGCACGAAAATTAGCAGTGGGGATTTGGCTGGATATTCATTCGCACCGACTTTCGAATTAGCAGCAATTGGTAATCGCTCTGGGTTTAATACGCACTATGGAGATTATACAATTACATTAGAATACCAGGCTGTAGGACAAACAGGGGGGGCGAGATCTTATTTAAATATACAAATACCTAAATTACAGAATGTTAAAGGAATATATTTTAATTTTGATATAAATATAACTTATGAAACTAATATCGGTATAAAAGTATCTTCGCCATCAGCATTTAAAGTAAAAGAAAATGGTGGTAAACCATCTTTTCCTGGTTCTGGAGGTGCTGTTACTGGTAATGATGCTTGGCATCCTACTATTTTTGATGGAATTTACCAACTTCCAGCAGGACAATATACACCAAAAAGACTATGCACGGTAATTAATACACAATTACAACAAAATTATGGTGGTGGACCAACTGCCGAAGATTCAAGGACAGGAGGTGGGATATGGAATACATCGCAGTTTTTCGTAAGTAGTGATTCTCAAGCGGTAGCCGAAGGGGCAGATAGTGGTGATATAGACACCTGCACACTAATGGATATGGCTAATGTAGGGCAGGGATTCCATTATGTAGCAACTTATAGACCAACAAATAGTGGAGCAAAAAATATTTGGATGGGTGCTTCCCAAGTGGAATTATCTTATGATGATGATTCGCAAAAATTCTTCTGGGAATATTTACACACGCCCCTATACCAATCTGGTGAAGAATCTGTAGCCATACAATATAATAATCCTCCAGCTGGAACTGATCCAAAGACGACAACTGGTTCAACGGCTTTTGTATATAGTAATGGTGGTATTATATTCCAGTCATTAACGGCTTTTGAAGGTATTTTAGGTGAGGATAGTTATAATCCTGTAGATTTTTGGGACGGAACATTAAAGTTTAATTTAGCACAATTATATGGACCTAGATACAGTATGTCTACAGCAATGGGAGCAGGACCGTTTCTAGATGATATAAAACCATATTGGAATTATTTAAATATCGCACAACCTAGGTATCCATCAGAACCAGCACAAGCCGTAGGACTTACTATGACTGGAGGTTATATTGGAAATGATAATGCTATTATTAAAGATGGGGATTTATCCGCCGTTGGCGGTCAGGCTGACCCACAAACCATGGTTCCGTTCTGGCAGTGTAGTCCTATTCCCGCAACTGGACCTACTGGTGGTGCATTTATTGCGGCATTTAATCCTATAGTCAGTAGTGTATCTGCTACACACACAGTAGAAGCCGCAGATAAAATGTTTAAAACTACTGACATTAGAAGTCATTATTTAATAGAGTTAGATGCTAAATTTAGAAATAATTTTTTGACTAGTGAAACAAATTACCGCACTATGTCGCAAATAGTAGGTAAGTTTTATTCCAGAGGTTCTTTTACACAATCAGGTGGACCAGGGATTATTTATAATCACGTAGGACCATCATTAAAATTAAGTAGTTTTAGGGTTAGAATTCTTTATCCTAATAAAGAGTTAGCAGATGATATTGGAAATGATAACACCGTATATGTATCGATTACAAGAAACCCTAATGCAAGGCAATTAGAATTACAAGAATTACAAGAGTTCGTTAAAGAACATAAGGCAATAGAACAATAATTATTTTATTTTATTTATATTTTATTTATTTTTAAAAAAAAATTGAAAATAAATATTCATCTAATCAGATTTAATAAGAAATGCCGCAAACCGAAGCACAAAAAAGAGCCCAAAAAAAATATAGGGAAGCCAATAA